ATGAGTACGAAATATACGGCTCTGCTTACCCAGGTGGGAGCCGCCAGGCTGGCTAATGCCATCGCGCAGGGAAAACAATTGGCGATCGCACGGATGGGCGTAGGCGATGGCGGTGGTATATTACCCACGCCGAACCCCTCCCAGACTGCGCTGTTGAATGAAAAACGCCGCGCTGCGATTAATTCGTTGAGTATCGACCCCACTAACGCGAACCAGATTATTGTCGAACAGGTTATCCCGGAAAACGAGGGGGGATTCTGGCTGCGGGAAATTGGTTTGTACGATGACGATGATAATTTGATTGCGGTAGCTAACTGCCCGGAAACTTATAAACCGCAGTTACAGGAGGGTTCTGGCCGTGTACAGACGGTACGTATGATTCTGGCTGTCAGCCAGGTTGATGCGGTGTCATTGAAAATTGACCCGGCGGTGGTGTTGGCGAGTCGGCAATATGTCGATGACAAGGCATTATCTTCGCAGACGTATACCAATACGAAAGTAACGGAAGTTAAATCCTATACCGACAATGGATTAGCTGCACATATTGCTGCTGTGAATCCACACAAGCAGTATGCGCCGATTGAAAGCCCGGTATTTACCGGTAATCCCACCGCACCGACACCACCTTTATTTGATGCGGATAGCAGTATTGCGACTACGGCGTTTGTGCAAAGATCACTGGGTAATTTACAGGGTGTATACCAGATAAAAGAGTCGACCACACTGACCCCTGATGCGTTTGGGCGCTTTATTGAAGTCATTTCACCCGGTATTACACTTACTTTGCCTGATGCAACCCTATGTCAAGGCGGGGTAATTGAGCTGCGCAATGCCAGCGCTGGTGTGCTCTCGGTCTCTGGAGCGGGGAAAAGTATTGTGGGTTCCGTAACCCCTGTGGGGCCGGACAGTATCGTATTGCAGAGCGGAACTTACGTACGCTTACTGACGACGGGGGGCGATTGGCGTGTCTCAGGTGCCAATCTCCCACTTGATGAAATTGCGGGTATTCCATTGCCCTGGCCGCAGTCTATGGCACCCACTGGCTGGCTTAAATGTAACGGTCAGTCGTTCGATAAAAATCTGTATCCCAAGTTGGCGCAGGTTTATCCATCAGGCTTGTTGCCCGATTTGCGTGGCGAATTTATTCGTGGCTGGGATGATGGGAGAGGAGTGGATTCAGGGCGTGTGCTGTTGTCAATGCAAGGAGCGACTCATATTACGGGGGATAATGGTGTCGACCCGACAGTTCAGACAATCGGTAATTTGTCTGAGTGTAACGTTGATATTGGTGATGGTGTTGGAAGAGTGATTTATATGCCTGCCAGCGGTGGTGTGAGCCAAGTTGTGATTTCAGGTGAGTACTGGAGAGCAGTACGTCCCCGCAATATCGCCTTTAACTATATCGTGAGAGCAGCATAATAAATGAAAGACACTCTGTTTATGAAATAAATATCCTCTCAGAATAATGACATGTTAAATATTCTATTCAGTATGTACTGACTGAGTATTTTATTTTCACCCTATTTAAATCCGCCTTAATGGCGGGTTTATTTTTATCAGCACTGTTGTGCCATGGTAGATACAACCCCCGTCGGACGATTTACCCCCTATCTCTTTGCATAATGTTGTCAGAGGCAACAACAACATGAAATGGCTTGCAAAAGCAGGTGGTGATTCTTGCTGTGCATTATGGCGATACAACATGACTGTTTAAGGTAACCCGGAAGGAAATGGTATGGCGGCGAAATATATAGCATTGCTCACTCAGGTGGGAGCGTCGAAACTGGCGAATGCCACGGCATTAGGGAAAATACTGAATATTACCCATATGGGGGTGGGGGATGGCGGCGGTAACCCGACAACACCTAATCTGACTCAGACGGCATTAATTAATGAAAAACGTCGGGCGGAATTAACGACCCTGAACGTGGACCCCGCTAATCCGAACCAAATTATTGCCGAGCAGATAATTCCAGAAAATGAAGGGGGGTTCTGGCTGCGTGAAATCGGGTTATACGATGCAGATGGGGATTTGATCGCGGTAGCCAACTGCCCGGAAACCTATAAACCGCAGATGCAGGAAGGCTCTGGTCGTGTACAGACAGTGCGCATGATTCTGGCTGTCAGCCAGACTGATGCAGTGTCATTGAAAATTGACCCGGCGGTAGTGTTGGCAAGTCGGCAATATGTTGACGACAAGGCATTATCGTCGCAGGCGTATACCGATACGAAAATCACGGAAGTTAAATCCTATACCGACAATGGATTAGCCGCACATACTGCTGCTGTAAATCCACATAAGCAGTATGCACCGATTGAAAGCCCGGTATTTACCGGTAATCCCGCGGCACCAACGCCACCTTTATTTGATGCGGATAGCAGTATTGCGACTACGGCGTTTGTGCAAAGAGCCTTGGGTAATATGCGGTCGGTATTGGGTGTCAAAGAAAGCCAGGTGTTAACCGGTGATGCGTTTGGCTGCTTTATTGAAGCCCAGGTGGCAGGTATTACGATTACGTTACCGAACGCGTCCCTTTGCGCTGGTGGGGTTATTGAGTTCAATAATATCTCCAACGGAGCTGTGACGATTTCTGGTGCAGGGGTGAATATTCTGGGGCCCAATAACCCATCTGGCTCAAATACGATGACGGTTAAAAGTGGGACGAATATAAAATTCCTTTCCACGGGGCCACAGTGGCGTGCGATTGGTGGTGTAGGCGCTGCTGGTGTAGGGTTGAATGGTTATCAAATTTTACCGTCCGGCATTATTATGCAATGGGGGACCGGGGTAACCTTAGGCGCCGGGGTTATCAACCAGCTATTCCCTATTGCCTATCCTAATAATATCTTCTCCGTCGTTATTACGGAAAATAACTCCGTTGGCTGGAATTATACGGGGGTGACAGTGTATGGGCAAAGTAATAGTACAAAAGAAATGCTGAAAGGCTATGGTGCCTTTGTTCGTAATGGTGGTTCCGTTGAGTTCTCTTCGGGTATTTCATATCAGTTTATTGCAATAGGGAATTGAGGTGTAATATGTTTTACTCTAAATCGTCTAATGGTTTTTATAGCCGTGAAATTCATGGTGCTAATGTTCCTGATGATGTTATTGAAATCAGTGATGATGATTATCAGGACTTATTAAGCCAACAGGTTCTTGGTAACGCTATTGTGTTTGATGAATCAACCCAAAAACCGATAGCGGTTACACCGGCATCACCATCGAAAACGCAGTTGGCGGAGGCCGCACGGCGTCAACGAGATAGCTTATTGGCTACCAGTGACTGGACGCAAGCGCCTGATGCCCCAGTAGATCAACAGGCCTGGCGGATATATCGGGAGGCACTGCGCAAGATTCCTGAACAGGCGGGGTTTCCCGTCACTATTGAATGGCCGTTATTACCTGAAAATAAATAACCGTATTTTTCTTTTTAGTTTTTCTCATCGTCTTTTTTAACGTTCCCCGCCTTGATGGCGGGTTTTTTTCACCCGTGTTGTTGTGCCATGGCGGATACAACGCCAGCCAGACGATTTGCCTGCCGTCTCTTTGCATAATGTTGTCAGAGGCAACAACAAAATGAAATGGCTTGCAAAAACAGACGGCAGTCTTCGCGGTACGGATTGCGATGCCATATGACGGATTAAGCTGACCTGAAAGGAAAATGGTATGACGGTGAAATACATGACATTGCTCACCCAGGTGGGAGCGGCGAAACTGGCGAATGCCACGGCATTAGGAAAAATGCTGAATATTACCCATATGGGGGTGGGGGATGGTGGCGGTAACCCGACAACGCCTTACCCGACACAGACGGCATTAATTAATGAAAAACGCCGGGCGGTATTGAATGCCCTGAGAGTGGATCCTAATAGCCCAAACCAAATTATTGCCGAACAGATAATTCCAGAGAATGAAGGTGGGTTCTGGCTGCGTGAAATCGGGTTATACGATGCGGATGGGGATTTGATCGCAGTCGCCAACTGCCCGGACACCTATAAACCGCAGTTGCAGGAAGGCTCTGGTCGCGTGCAAACCGTGCGTATGATTCTGGTGGTCAGTAACACCAGTGCGGTTACCCTGAAAGTAGACCCGTCGGTGGTGCTGGCAACCCGTCAGTCGGTTGATGACAAGGCAATTGAGGTGAAGGCCTACGCCGATGATCTGATGGCAAAACACCTCACTAACGCGAATCCACACAAGCAATATGCGCCGATTGAAAGCCCGGCATTGACGGGCATTCCCACCGCGCCGACCGCAGTGGCAGGAACGACCACAACACAATTGGCAACGACGGCATTTGTGGCAGGGGCGGTGAATTCACTGTCAGATAAAACCGATAACAACATCAAACTAAAACTGGATATTAATGACATCGTGGGTATTCCACTGCCGTGGCCGCAGGCTAACGTGCCTTCGGGTTGGCTCAAATGCAACGGTCAGGCGTTTGATAAAAACGTGTATCCACGGCTGGCACAGGTCTACCCGTCAGGTGTATTGCCGGATTTGCGTGGCGAGTTTATTCGTGGTTGGGATGATGGACGCGGGGTGGATGCGGGACGAACCCTTTTATCTGCACAAACAGGTTCGCTGATCGTTGGTGATATTGGTAATAATATTAATATGGCGACCATCAATTTCGATTATCACTCTGAAAATAGAGGGAAATTAGGGTGGGATATTGTCGGGCTGGATGCAAACAATTATCCAGATCTGAGGGTGAACGTTGTTGGTGGTGCATTAACCGCGACAAGTCCGTACGCATATTGTGGTGTTTCTCGTCCCCGGAATATCGCTTTTAGTTATATCGTGAGGGCGGCGTAATATTCCATGGGACGGTTTTTCCGACTGATGTTTTCTTTATTTAATATATTTGATGTTGGTTTTTTAGTTTATGGATATATAGAACTGGATTTATCATTCCTGTTGTGCCATAGCAGAAAAAACGCTATCAACAGGTAATTATTTTAGCGTCTTTGCATAATGGTTGTGAGAACGCAGAACGAACATTCGACTCTGGTATTACGGCAATACTTTTGCCGCTGACTCTATTTTAAATTTATTCAGACGAGATAAACGATGGGAACTAAATATTTTACGATTCTCACCCATGTCGGTGAGGCGAAATTAGCGCAGGCAATCTCAACCGGAAAACCACTGGAAATTACCCAAATGGGGGTGGGGGATGGCGGTGGCGTATTACAGGCACCGGACCCGGCGCAGACCACGCTGGTGAATGAAAAACGCCGGGCGGCGATTAATTCCCTGAGTGTGGACCCGGATAACCCCGGTCAGGTTATTGCCGAGCAGGTAATCCCTGAAAATGAAGGGGGGTTCTGGCTGCGTGAGGTGGGGCTTTATGATGCGGCCGGTAATCTGATTGCGGTGGCAAACTGCCCGGAAACCTATAAACCCGAACTGAAGGAAGGGTCGGGCCGGATTCAGACCGTGCGCATGATTCTGATCGTCAGCCGTACTGATGCCATCACCCTAAAATTTGACCCGACGGTGGCGCTGGCGACACGGCGTTATGCCGACACACTGCTGGCCGGGCATCTTGCTGAGCCTAACCCGCATTCGCAGTACCTGCTGATCAGTGAGTTTGTGGGGATCCCACAACCCTGGCCGCAGGCGACCGCCCCGGCGGGCTGGCTGAAATGTAACGGCCAGTCGTTTGATAAAACTGTCTATCCCCGGCTGGCACAGGTTTACCCGTCTGGCGTGTTGCCGGATTTGCGCGGTGAATTTATTCGTGGCTGGGATGATGGGAGAGGGATAGATTCAGGTAGATCATTGCTATCTATGCAAGAATCTACGTGGATACAACCAGATTTAGAAAACGGTACAACTGCATCAGCTATCGCTCTTGGGAATACTGAGCGTGGTTTTGATTTATCAATGACAGGAGCACTGAGCAATATTCCGGGAGCTACGTCGAATGGCTCAAGAGGTAAATGGTATATCAGGCCTCGTAACATCGCCTTTAACTACATCGTGAGGGCGGCGTAATGACGATATCGACGCAGGACGTGCGCGCAGTGCTGGCGGCAGACGGGCTGGCTACTCAGGCAGGTTGGTTGCGGGTGTACCACGTGGATGTGCTCACCCGTGAGTTCGATGGTTACAGCGATGAATACCTGATGGTCGGTACCGGGATTCCCGCCCATAGCTACGCCGATGAGCCGCCGCAGCCAGAGGTGGAAGGGCAAGCGCTACGGCGTTCATCTGACGGCCTGCAGTGGGAATGGGTGCCTGATTTACGTGGGCAGACCGCTTACGACACGCAGACCCGTCAGCCACAGGTGGTGAGTGAGCTGGGTGCGTTGCCCGCAAACCTCACCCTGCTGCCGCCTGCCAGTGCCTTTGACCGCTGGGAGGGGGCGCAATGGGTAACGGATACGGCGGCCTATCAGGCAAGCCTGGCGCAATCGGCCCGACAGGAGTATGACGCCCGTCGCCAGATAGCACATGACCGCATTCGCGAGCTGACCTATGCGCAGGAACTGGACATCGCCACCGAGCAGGAAACCGAGGCGCTTAAAAGCTGGAAAATCTATCTGGTGCAGTTAAGTCGCGTCGATTTGAGTCATACACCGGACATCGACTGGCCGACCCCACCATCACACTGATGAGACGCTACACCCGTTCGGAATAACGCGGCGTTGTTATTCCGAACGGGTTGTTTTTTGCTACCCCATTCCAATGCGTTATCCCTCCTGGGTCTTATCGCTCGTTCCTGTTTACCGACCCTGTAGTGATGATGTTGTGCCATCGCTGCTACACCCGTATGAGCGGGTGATTTAACGGGCCATCAGCATAATGGTTGTCAGACGGCAGACAGGACAGTGCACGCTTGCCGTGTGCTGATTCTCCCCGACGACTGCCTGACCTTTTCCTTTACATTCATGCTGATGAGAGAAACGATGGGAACGAAATACTTTACCTTGCTCACCCAGGTGGGTGAGAAAAAGCTGGCGGCGGCGATAGCCGCAGGAAAAGCGCTGGAGCTGGCCCAAATGGGCGTGGGGGATGGCAATGGCGTACTCCCCACTCCCGATCCGCTGCAAACCAAATTGGTCAATGAAAAGCGACGTGGGGTGATCAACTCGCTAACGGTTGACCCGGACAACACCAATCAGATGATTGCCGAGCAAGTGATCCCGGAAAATGAAGGGGGATTCTGGCTGCGTGAGATCGGGTTGTACGATGTTGATGGTGACTTGATTGCGCTCGGTAACTGCCCGGAAACCTATAAACCGGAACTGAAGGAAGGATCGGGCCGGGTGCAGACGGTGCGCATGATCCTGATTGTCAGCCGTACCGATGCGATAACGCTGAAATTTGACCCGACGGTGGCACTGGCGACACGGCGCTATGCCGATACCTTACTGGCTGATCATGTCGTTGCCGTTAACCCGCATAAGCAGTATGCCCCGATTGAAAGCCCGGCATTTACCGGTACTCCTGCGGCACCGACCGCTGTAGCAGGAACGAGAACGACACAACTGGCAACAACCGCCTTTGTAGTAAATGAAATCAATAGTGAATTTACGGAATACCATCTCGACGGTGTATTTTCAGCCATCGATATCGCTAAAAAACGACGGATTATGCAAGGAAAGGGCTCCGGAGTATTTTCTAATGGTACTGTGATATTCACGTTACCATTAGCATTCAGCGATGCCTATTTTTCATTTATTGCTATTGATGTGGGGAATGGCGCAATTAGTTTTGCGGCAACACCAGCCGGTGCAGGAACCGTAACTATTTATGCGCGACATGTGGTTAATGGTGCACTGATTAATGGGACATTTGATTTTAAATATATTGCAATGGGGGGAATCTAATGTTTTATGCAACTGATACGGGTTTTACATTTGAATGTATTTCAAATAAGCAAGTACCTGTGACTGATGAGGTATGGTCTGAATTAATTCAGGGGCAAGCATCAGGAATGGTAATTACAACCGACCATAATGGTTACCCTGTATTAATAAATGCTCCCCAACTGACATCCTCGCAAGCAGTTGCGAATGCCCAAGCAATGAAGAGCAAACTACTTTCTGACGCTGCATTAGTAATTGCACCCTTTCAGGATGCTGTTGATCTTGGTATGGCAACAGACCGTGAAGTTACGCTATTAGCTGAGTGGCGGAATTATCGTGTGCTTTTAAATAGAGTTGACACATCCACCGCACCCGATATCACCTGGCCTGCTACTCCTGTGGCGTAA